ATGCTGGAACAAATGGGCATTGCCGCGAAGCAAGCCTCGTATAAATTAGCGCAACTCTCCAGCCGCGAAAAAAATCGCGTGCTGGAAAAAATCGCCGATGAACTGGAAGCACAAAGCGAAATCATCCTCAACGCTAACGCCCAGGATGTTGCTGACGCGCGAGCCAATGGCCTTAGCGAAGCGATGCTTGACCGTCTGGCACTGACGCCCGCACGGCTGAAAGGCATTGCCGACGATGTACGTCAGGTGTGCAACCTCGCCGATCCGGTGGGGCAGGTAATCGATGGCGGCGTACTGGACAGCGGCCTGCGTCTTGAGCGTCGTCGCGTACCGCTGGGGGTTATTGGCGTGATTTATGAAGCGCGCCCGAACGTGACGGTTGATGTCGCTTCGCTGTGCCTGAAAACCGGTAATGCGGTGATCCTGCGCGGTGGCAAAGAAACGTGTCGCACTAACGCTGCAACGGTGGCGGTGATTCAGGACGCCCTGAAATCCTGCGGCTTACCGGCGGGTGCCGTGCAGGCGATTGATAATCCTGACCGTGCGCTGGTCAGTGAAATGCTGCGTATGGATAAATACATCGACATGCTGATCCCGCGTGGTGGCGCTGGTTTGCATAAACTGTGCCGTGAACAGTCGACAATCCCGGTGATCACAGGTGGTATAGGCGTATGCCATATTTACGTTGATGAAAGTGTAGAGATCGCTGAAGCATTAAAAGTGATCGTCAACGCGAAAACTCAGCGTCCGAGCACATGTAATACGGTTGAAACGTTGCTGGTGAATAAAAACATCGCCGATAGCTTCCTGCCCGCATTAAGCAAACAAATGGCGGAAAGCGGCGTGACATTACACGCAGATGCAGCTGCACTGGCGCAGTTGCAGGCAGGCCCTGCGAAGGTGGTTGCTGTTAAAGCCGAAGAGTATGACGATGAGTTTCTGTCATTAGATTTGAACGTCAAAATCGTCAGCGATCTTGACGATGCCATCGCCCATATTCGTGAACACGGCACACAACACTCCGATGCGATCCTGACCCGCGATATGCGCAACGCCCAGCGTTTTGTTAACGAAGTGGATTCGTCCGCTGTTTACGTTAACGCCTCTACGCGTTTTACCGACGGCGGCCAGTTTGGTCTGGGTGCGGAAGTGGCGGTAAGCACACAAAAACTCCACGCGCGTGGCCCAATGGGGCTGGAAGCACTGACCACTTACAAGTGGATCGGCATTGGTGATTACACCATTCGTGCGTAAATAAAACCGGGTGATGCAAAAGTAGCCATTTGATTCACAAGGCCATTGACGCATCGCCCGGTTAGTTTTAACCTTGTCCACCGTGATTCACGTTCGTGAACATGTCCTTTCAGGGCCGATATAGCTCAGTTGGTAGAGCAGCGCATTCGTAATGCGAAGGTCGTAGGTTCGACTCCTATTATCGGCACCATTAAAATCAATAAGTTACACATCATTAGTACCTTCCTTATTTTTTGACTGGGACAAATTTGGGACCGATGGGTTCAGGATCGAGTCTATTTGCCGTGCGTGTTCGGTAAGGTGATTAGGTGCAAGGTGAGCATATCGACGAACCATTTCGATAGACTCCCAGCCTCCCATTTCCTGTAACACTGACAACGGGACTCCGGCTTGAACCAGCCAACTTGCCCAGGTGTGTCTCAAGTCGTGAAATCTGAAATCATCAATACCAGCCCGTCTCAGCGCCGCTTTCCAGGCTGTGTTTGCGTCATACCGCATCTTCCTTACTGTTGGCGCTTTCGTTCCGTCTGGTTTGGTACAGCTTTCCTTGTACACAAATACCCAACGGTGATGATTCCCGATTTGTTTTTTCAATACGCGACATGCAGTATCATTCAGCGCAACGCCAATTGCGCGGTTTGATTTACTCTCTTCCGGGTTTATCCATGCCACCCGGCGCTGCATATCTATTTGTTGCCATTCAAGGTTGATGATGTTCGAGCGTCTTAAGCCTGTTGCCAGTGCAAATTCAACAACAGACTTTAATGGCTCCGGACATTCATCAATCAGCCTTTGTGCTTCATGGGGCTCCAGCCAGCGGATCCGTTTATTCTTTGGTTGAGGCACTTTAATAATTGGTGCCTTATCCAGCATTTTCCATTCACGCTCTGCGGCTCTTAGTAGGGCCTTTATAAATGAAAGATGCGTAGCCTTCGTTGCAACGGACGCTGGTTTTGGCGTGTATTCTGGAACAGGTTTCCCTTTTTTTCTGCATGCTTCTGCCCTGAGTTTCCAGTTTTCCTCATGACGCCGGTTCGTCATTTTCTGCATTGCTGAATAAATTTTTGATTCAGTAATGTCTCTTAGTTGCATTCCTGCGAAATGTTGAAGCCAGAATCCGATCCGGCTTTTGTCATCGTCCAGTGATTTTTTATGTGCTTTCTCTTCAAGCCACCTGACACACGCTTCCTCGAACGTTATATCAGGTATTTCACCAAGTTTGCTGACCCGCCATGCTTCAGCCTTTAGCTTGTCATGGAGTTCTGTCGCCTGCCTTTTGTCCTTTGTTCCAAGAGACTGTTTAAATCTTTTACCGTTCGGCAATGTGAAACTGGCGTACCATATTTCACCTCTGCGGAAGAGTGACATTTTCTTTCCTCTGTTATGCCATCACCCGCGCTCACCTGGACAGTATGCAGCGGAGACTGAAGAGCCGCAATGCAGGCTTGTCGTGTTGTGAGGTAAGGAGATTTATTCTTAGTGGGATCTTTGCGTGTTGCCTGAAGACGCCCTGTGCGTATCCAGTTAATAGCAGTCGGTCTGGATATCTTGAGAAAATGACAGGCCTCATCGAGTGTGAGGCTGTATGGCTCCATTATTTCACCTCTTGCTGTGACATTGTTGAAAAATGGATACCAGCTCGTTGCTGCCAGACGATCCAACCGAGAGTCATATCCCATGCCATGTATTCGTTATCGCCGTTTTTTGCTCTCCGACGATCTACTAAGTCACCGAAACGCTTTTCCATGAATAATTCATAGGCTTCGCGTTCATCTGGCTCTACTTCCAGAGATACGAGTGCGATTTCATAAGCACGGCGCTCAATATCGTCTCGAACCTCTAGGCTGCTGATTCGTTCTTTGATTTCTTTAATCAGTTCTTTATTGGTAAATGTGGTCATTATGCTCCAGCCTCCGGTGCTTTTGGCATAACTGCCCAGTGAGTGATATTGACGTTTTCAAGGTCCCCAACCTGAAATGTCCACTGCCATTCTCCGGTTTCTTTTTGTCCCCAGGTGTACCAGAGAGAACGCCAGCCAATCAGCCAGCCTTCTCCATTAGCATCAAATAACAGAACACTTTCATTTGCTGGTGGCAGTTCAGCTGACACTGGTATTATTTTGTTTTCCAGTGCCGCACATTTAGCTTCAAGTGCGTCGAATTTACGTACCAGGTACTCAGCATTTGTTTCGTTCACTTTCAGATCTCGCGGTACACATTTCCCGCGAAGAAACCCTTCCATTTCGAAAACATTCATGCGCATTTGCGTAACTCCGATAAATCGTTAAAACGTTCCATAAACATCCCGTAGGCATGACCCGGTGCCAGTGGAATCACGTTGAACATCTCTGTTGCCGGGATGCCTTCCAGTACAGGCCAGAAAGAGCCATCATCAAGCCCGAGATCACGGCGTTCGGTTGCCAGCATAATGAGATCGGCATATTTCACTGGCGTGCTCATAACAGGAGGTAACCCGTATTTCTCACGGATTACTGCATCTATTTTTTCTTCCATCCGTTTATAGTCAGGAAGAAGGCGTTTCAGTGGTGCGGGGATGTCCTGGCAATACGCTTCTGTTGCATCATGCATTAACGCTTCAAAAGCAAATTCCTGCGGCACCAGCTGGCTGCAAAGCACCGCATGTTGGGCGACACTGTAGAAGTGAGAAAGATGACCGGCAAAGCGGCAGATATTTGAAAGGGAAACCGCGATATCGTTAATCACGATGTCGTCTTTATTTATCCTGTCATAATAAAAATGCTTCCCGGAAAAAGTTTTAATAAATGACATTTTGTTCTCCACGTATATGCGCTGCACCGCGCTGAGTTTGGGTAAAAGGAAGCCCTCACCATCCGGTGATTATTGAGTTAATTACGTTTCCATAAATGCCCCCGCAGGGGCATTTGCAGTAATGAAATCAGGCGGTGAAAGTACCAATAAAGGTTTCTACTTTGCTGTCTTTGAATTTCTCAACAAGCAGATCACGAAATTCGTTAGCCATATCTTCCTGCACCGCTTCCAGCTGAATAATGCGCAGAACCAGTACAGGACGATCGCCAGTGATAATGCTGAGTCGTAATTTAAATGGACGTTCTTTCAGGCCTTCAAACGGAACGCATTTAAATTCAAATGCCACTGGCATAATGTCTTTGGTCTTCGCTTCGACAGACTCCATCAGGGAGCGTTTGCCGCTGAAGTCATTGTCTTCAAAATCAGCAGTCTGGTTCGCTTCAATTGTGATTTTACGGACTGCCGCAGCCGCTTTTGTTGCCTGAATGGCGTCACCATTAGCATCAAAGCCCACAAGGTAGTCGGCCCAGTCTTCAATCCATTCTGCCAGTGACTTCTGGGAGTTACGCTCGCCGTTAACAGACAACAGAGCAGAGAACGGTGCTGTCTTTTTCAGTTTGAGAGTGGCGGTGTTATCTGCGTGACCTGGTTCATCAATAGTACCCAGGTTAAGCACACTGACGGCACGCATATTATCAGCATCGATAAAGCAGCGGGTGCCTTCATCTGCAAGATCTTTAGAATAACGGGTAAAGTCATCGATGCTGGCAGTGGAAAGCGCACCACGGAAACGGAAGCGATTTAAATTAAATTTTTCCAGATCATGAATGCGGAAATTCTCAGGCAATGCCACAGCATCGGCACCAATCTTACTGATAATTTCATTAACACCCTGAGCAGAAATAAGGGCATGGATTTGATTAATTGCGGTTGCGTCTAAGTTCTGAGACATAATAAGTCCTCACTATATAAAGATATTCAGTGATGAGATAAATAATCAGTTAATTAAAAACGATATTAACGACCTGCTGCGCGGAGTTTTCCGTCAGGTTCACCGGCAAGAGTCAGTAACTGTCCCTGGTCTTCCTGCAGAATAGTCAGGCGACCACCGCGATTGACATACATCGGCGTTTCGGTGGTGTCTTCTTCGGAAATTTTCCCGCGGTTAGTCGGGCGAACATATGAGAGTTTGTGTTTGATTTTCACACGGTTCTCATCAAATGGTTCGATTTCCAGGTTGAGTGAGACCTTACCTTTGGTTTTCGTGTTCATCACACCGGAAGCGACTTCACTGAGAACTGCGCCGATTTTGGTTTCAAATACGCCGCCGTCCAGCTCCCCGATAAATGCCTGCACATCAGTACTGCGTTCGCTAGCCATTTTGCTGCTCCTCATCATATCGACCCTGCAAGGCCGATTAGTTTCTCCACAAAACAGAGAAGAACACCTGCGGCGGCAGCCGCCCGGATGGATTGGGTTATGAGCCCGTCGTCCGGTGATGCTCTTCTCTGTTTTGTAAAAAGGACGGTACCAGCCGGAAGCAAGGGTACAAACTGGTACCGCCAGGACTACACACAGCATAAAGTTGTGGTGCCGGGTGCCTCCCGGTGCCTGGCGAAGGTTGCACACCAGACGGGTGGGTATCCACAGAAGGTCGACTGTCAGCCTCAACCTTAACCCGCGTGCGCTGAGCCGCATTCACCACAACGCTAAGGATTCTCTTTGGTTGAAAATACTTAGCTGTTATGTGCCTGTCTTTTCACCACTTCAGGCTCGGTGGTATCTTGGTGTTTTCATATAGCCAAGAAGGAAATAGTTATGACCAAAGAAGAAAAAATTCTTTATTTATTCCAACTATCGGTTAAGACTCACACTGCATATCAGACTGCTGCCATGACATCAGATAAAAATTACAGTACGTCAGAAAACCCGATAGACGACATAAGCAAGCTTTACGATAAGTTCGAAGCACTACTCGATAAAAAGTTTGCTGAGGCTGGGCTTGAGTGATTGTTGAATAATCGACAAAACCCAACTTAAGTTTTCGTCAGTGGGCTCGATGCCATGTGCGGTGAGCTCACTTTTCAAAACTCCAAGTAATTCAGAGCTGATTTTCAATATATCTGCTTGATTTCTAACTATTCCCACTTTTTCCTCCCTTGGTCTACGCGCGGTCATGTTTTACGCCCAAACGACTTCACAGTTATTGTTTAAAATCTGGACTTTCATTTCATACACCTGCTTTAACATGAGTGCCTGGTGGCACAACATGACTCAACGAATCATCCTGGACTTCATATGCCCCAGGCGGCTACTTCGTGGGCGTCCTGCCTGTTCGTTGTTTCGGTTGGGTACATTATGTATCTCAAAGGTACATTGTCAAGTATAAAAAAACCTGCCGAAGCAGGTTCATAAACATTGATTAGGCTTTGATTTTGTATCCTCTTGGTTTTCCGGAGAAAATCACTGTACCAATTATAGAGCAATTACCGTTGATCTTAATGTAAGGCTCAGGCCAGTTTGGGTTTAACGCTTTGAGATAACGCTGTGTCCCATCTTCTATCAACCTTTTGAAGGTGGTTTCGCCTGTATCGTGCATCAATGCAATAACGTCGTCACCGTGGCAGGCAGGTACTTCAGGATCGACAAAAATCATGTCTCCCGGGCGGTACTCATCAATCATTGAATCACCTATCACCCGCAAGATATAAGTCATTTCCCCACAGGGTACAGGGCAGGGATACGTTTCTGCTGTGCTCAAATCAACCTCAGAATATCCAACTTCTTTCCATGCTCCGGCCTGTACCCATGATATGACAGGGACTAATGTGATTTGTTTATTAGTGATTGAAACATCAGGTTTTTTTGTGATGTTCGTTGTCTGGTGTTCTTGATCGAGCCATCCGACAGGCAGGTCGAAACATTTTTCGATGTGTCGTGCCATGCTGTCACCGATATTTTTAGTAGCCCCATCTCCCATAAACCTGCTGGTCTGGGTTGGCTCGCGATCAATCATAGTGGCAAAGGAAGAATTCCCGCCAACACCATCTCTCAGTTTTCTGGCGTTAGACCGCCGGATGTCATGGATTGTTTTCATAACGAAATTAAAACCCTTGTACCGCTAAGGTACAAGTATCTTGAAGGTTCATTTCAATCATGTAATATGTACACCGGAGGTACATATTGTATGAAAGCGTATTGGGACTCTTTAACCAAAGAACAGCAGGGCGAGTTGGCCGGAAAAGTTGGCTCAACACCTGGCTACTTACGGCTGGTTTTCAATGGCTATAAAAAAGCCAGTTTTGTGCTGGCTAAAAAACTTGAGCAATGCACGTCAGGTGCAATTACGAAATCTGACTTAAGACCGGATATCTATCCGAAAGATTAGCAGAACACTTTCAATTTTTAACCACAGAACGATGAGGCTAACCGTGGGTAAGCATCACTGGAAAGTAGAAAAACAGCCTGAGTGGTACGTGAAAGCTGTCAGAAAAACTATCGCAAAGTTGCCGGGTGGTTACGCTGAAGCAGCTGACTGGCTGGATGTAACAGAGAACGCATTATTTAACCGCCTTCGTGCCGATGGCGATCAGATTTTCCCGCTGGGATGGGCAATGATTTTGCAACGTGCTGGTGGAACTCACTTCATTGCTGACGCTGTGGCGCAGTCTGCAAATGGCGTCTTTGTGTCTCTTCCTGATGTCGAGGATGTGGACAACGCCGATATCAACCAACGCCTGCTGGAGGTCATTGAACAGATCGGCAGTTATTCAAAACAGATTCGTTCAGCAATTGAAGACGGTGTAGTGGAACCGCATGAGAAGACAGCAATTAACGACGAGCTGTACCTCTCAATTTCGAAGCTGCAGGAGCATGCAGCACTGGTCTACAAAATTTTTTGCATTTCAGAAAGTAATGACGCCCGCGAGTGTGCAGCTCCGGGCGCCGTGGCGTGTCGTGACTGTGGAGAAACTAACGCATGAACAGTTTAACAACACACTACCGTCGCTCGCAACTGATTGCGCTTCCTGTACCAGGTGGAAAAGCGAAGGTGGAGTATTGCTATGCAGTAAATGTACCAGGTGGCAGGGTAATTGTAACCCACAGCTTTGCAGAGTGGGCTGTGGGTGATTTTAACCGGCAAAAGGAGACAGTCCTTTGCGACAAGTTAACCGCTGGTTCAAAGATCACTACGGAGTACCCGTCAGAGTCATTCGTTGGGAGCCGGAAACACAACGGGTTATCTACCTCCGCGAAGGCTATGAGCATGAATGCTTCAGTCCGCTCGAACAGTTTCGTCGTAAATTCAGGGAAATAGAGGTCGGTCATGAGCACTAAATTAACCGGCTATGTATGGGATGGTTGCGCTGCGTCAGGCATGAAATTATCCAGCGTGGCAATTATGGCCCGCCTGGCTGATTTCAGTAATGACGAAGGTGTGTGCTGGCCATCAATTGAAACCATTGCCCGTCAGATTGGCGCGGGGATGAGTACCGTCAGAACGGCTATCGCACGGCTGGAAGCAGAAGGCTGGTTAACGCGTAAGGCGCGTCGCCAGGGTAACCGCAATGCGTCGAATGTTTATCAGCTTAACGTTGCGAAGCTTCAGGCAGCGGCATTTTCTCAACTGTCAGATTCTGACCCGTCAAAATCTGACGCATCAAAATCTGACCCGTCAAAATTTGATGCGTCGAAATCTGGCAAAAAAGCGGGTTTTCACCCGTCAGAATCTGGCGGGGATCCGTCAGTAAAATCAAAACATGATCCGTCAGATAAAAAACCTTCTCGTCCGGACGCTTCGCAACCGGACACACAGACGGATGAACAGGATTTTTTAACTCGCCATCCTGATGCGGTTGTATTCAGCCCTAAAAAGCGCCAGTGGGGAACGCAGGATGATTTGACCTGCGCACAGTGGCTCTGGAAAAAAATCATCGCCCTGTACGAGCAAGCCGCCGAATGTGACGGCGAGGTGGTTCGTCCCAAAGAACCGAACTGGACAGCCTGGGCAAACGAAATTCGCCTGATGTGTGTGCAGGATGGTCGTACTCACAAACAAATCTGCGAGATGTACAGCCGCGTCAGCCGCGATCCGTTCTGGTGCCGTAACGTGCTCAGCCCGTCGAAGTTGCGGGAAAAATGGGATGAGCTTTCCCTGCGCTTATCACCGTCCGTCAGCACGTACACCGAAAAACGCGAAGACCCGTACTTCAAATCCAGTTACGACAACGTGGACTACAGCCAGATCCCGGCAGGATTCAGGGGGTGATCATGAGTCTGTTAAATGACGTTCAGAAATTCATTGAAGCCCATCCGGGGTGTACTTCCGGAGACATTGCGGATGCTTTTGCAGGTTACTCACGGCAGCGCGTTCTGCAGTCTGCAAGCAAGTTACGTCAGAGTGGGCGTGTGGCTCACCGTTGTGAAGGGGATACACGCAGACATTTCCCGCGCCTGACTGAGAGAGCGCAGGAGGCGGAACCGCAACCAGTTCGTGAAACCAGACCTGTGCGCAATTTCTATGTCGGCACTAACGACCCGCGGGAGATTTTGTGCCTGACCCGCCAGGCAGAAGAACTGGAGTCCAGGGGCTTATACCGTCGTGCTGCAACGGTGTGGATGGCGGCATTCCGTGAAAGCCACTCCCAGCCAGAACGAAACAATTTTCTGGCGCGTCGTGAGCAGTGTTTACGGAAAAGCAGCAAGCGCGCTGTATCGAGTGATGAGTGGTATCTGTCAGGGAATTACGTGGGGGCGTAATGACGACGTTAACTCAATGCCAGCAGCAGGTGCTGGATATGCTGATTTCTTACCAGAAAGAGCGTGGCTTTCCGCCAACCAATCAGGAGGTGGCAACCATGCTGGGATACCGTTCAGTGAATGCAGCGGTAGAGCATCTTCGTGCACTGGAGAAAAAAGGCGTCATCACGATAAAGCGTGGCGTGGCCCGGGGGATAACGCTTCATACCGCGGTGAAGGACGACGACAGCGAGGCGGTCGGGATTATCCGCGCACTGCTTGCCGGTGAGGAAAACGGCAGGCTGCGTGCAGCCCACTGGTTACATGAGAGGGGCCTGAAAGTATGAAGCTGATCTTGCCTTTCCCGCCCAGCGTGAACACGTACTGGCGACACCCCAACAAAGGGGCGTTTGCTGGTAAGAGTCTGATAAGCGCAGCGGGGCGCAAATTCCAGAGCGCGGCGTGCGCAGCAATAGTTGAGCAGTTACGTCGCCTGCCGAAACCAACGTCGGCACCTGCTTCAGTGGAGATCGTGTTGTTTCCTCCGGATAACCGGATCCGCGATCTGGACAACTATAACAAGGCGCTGTTTGACGCCCTGACCCACGCGGGTGTGTGGGAAGACGACAGTCAGGTGAAAAGAATGCTGGTTGAGTGGGGACCGGTTATCCCGGGAGGGAAGATCGAGATCACTATCAGTAAGTACGAGAAAACGGCGGGTGCAGCCGCCTGATCAAGAGGAGAAACGAAGTATGAATAATCTGATGGTCATTGATGGTATTGAAGTTCGTCGTGATGCTTATGGGCGTTACAGCCTGAACGATCTGCACAGGGCTGCCGGTTCTCTGGATAAGCATAAGCCTGCATTCTGGCTCCGCAATGAGCAAACTGAACGTTTAATAAGCGAGTTGCAGATTTGCAACTCGGTCAATATAGAGCCAGTTAACGTTATTCGTGGCGGAAATAACCAGGGGACGTATGTCTGCAAAGAACTGGTGTATGCCTATGCAATGTGGATCAGCCCGTCATTCCATCTGAAGGTGATCCGTACTTTCGATATGGTAACCAGCGCACCGGAAAAATTATCCGGACAGGCTGCTGACAAGATGCAGGCTGGTGTGATTCTGCTGGACTTTATGCGCCGGGAATTAAACCTGTCTAACTCTTCAGTGCTTGGTGCCTGTCAGAAACTCCAGGAGGCTGTTGGCTTACCGAATCTGGCACCGCGCTATGCCATTGATGCTCCTGCTGATGCACACGATGGCTCAAGTCGCCCGACACTGTCACTGAGTGCACTGCTGAAACAGTATGGTATACGCCTGACGGCTAATCAGGCATATCACCAGATGGTGAAGCTGGGGATCGTCGAGCAGCGCGAACGATACAGCCGTACCACGATTAACAACATCAAAAAATTCTGGTCGCTGACAGCGAAAGGCTGCATGTTCGGCAAGAACATCACCAGTCCCGCAAATCCGCGCGAGACGCAGCCGCATTTCTTCGAATCCCGATTCCCTGAGCTGTTAAAGCTGCTCGATATCGTTCATTGAGGTGACCGTGAGAGCACTACTGACCCCTGAAATTGCCCCGCGTATGGGGATCGTATTGTTCAGACCAGGTTCAGAGCTGATGCCCCTGTTTATGCAGGGGCGTGTCCTGCTGGAGCCTGAGCCGGAACGTTATTCATCTTTCGCCAGTGGTGCTGTTCCGGCGGCATCACAACCGCTGGCGGATGATCCTGCCGTTCGGGCCGTGTTCCGCAATGAGGCAGTGATCCGTCGTGCTGGTGGCGTGGAATGTCTTGAAAGCTGGTTACTTCGTGAAAAAGGCTGCCAGTGGCCTCATTCCGACTGGCACAGCGAGAACATGACCACAATGCGACACGCGCCGGGTGCAATCCGTCTGTGCTGGCACTGCGATAACCAGCTGCGCGATCAGTTCACGGAACGGCTGGAATCAATGGCAACGGATAACTGTGCCCGCTGGGTGTTGTCTGTTGTGCGTCGGGATTTCGGTTTTGATGACAGTCACGTTGTGACAATGCCGGAACTGTGCTGGTGGCTGGTTCGTAATGACCTGGCGGGAGCCTTGCCGGAAAGTGCAGCCCGTAAGGCACTGAGATTACCGAAGCCTGTTGTGCCGTCTGTCACCCGGGAAAGTGACCTTGTTCCTTCGGTTCCTGCCACCAGCATCATCCAGGATAAAGTGAAAAAGGTGCTGGCGCTGAAAGTGGATCCGGAGTCGCCGGAGTCTTTTATGTTACGCCCAAAACGTCGCCGCTGGGTTAACGAAAAGTACACGCGCTGGGTTAAGACACAGCCGTGTGCATGTTGTGGAAAGCCTGCTGATGATCCCCACCACCTGATAGGCCACGGTCAGGGCGGAATGGGTACAAAAGCGCATGACCTCTTTGTATTGCCTTTGTGCAGAAAGCATCACGACGAGCTGCATGCGGATACCGCGGCATTTGAAGAGAAGTATGGCTCCCAGCTGGAGTTGATATTTCGTTTTATCGATCGTGCGCTGGCAACTGGCGTGCTGGCCTGATTTTGTGGAGAAAGTTGATGCGTGATATTCAGATGGTTCTTGAGCGTTGGGGGGCATGGGCAGCTAATAACCGTGAGGATGTGACCTGGTCGTCCATTGCTGCTGGTTTTAAGGGGGTACTTCCTTCAAAAGTAAAATCCCGTCCGCAATGTTGTGATGATGACGCGATGATCGTTTGCGGATGTATGGCCCGTCTGAAAAAGAACAACAGCGATTTGCATGATTTACTAGTGGATTATTATGTCGGCGGTATGACATTCATGTCACTTGCAAGCAAGCATTGTTGCTCTGATGGTTATATCGGGAAAAAGTTACAGAAGGCTGAGGGAATAATTGAAGGAATGTTAATGGCATTAGATATCCGGTTAGAGATGGATATCGTTGTTACGAAGTCCAATTGATACGCTAATTGTTCACTTAATTTTATTAAAAATGGGGCGTGTCAACGCCCCCAAAATAAAGGGTAATATATAACAGAAGGTTTATATAGTCAGAAGCAAGGTAGTGCTTCTAAAGGAAGTGGCTTGAGGGAGCCACTTATATGTTGGGGAGGCAACGCCTCCCGCAACATATCTTTTAGTAACCAGATTAGAACTGGTAAACCAATCCTACAGCAACGATGTTGTCAGTGCTTACACCGAGTGCTTTAGTGAAGTCATTTTTATCAAGCAGGTTGATTTTGTAATCAACGAAAGTAGACATGTTTTTGTTGAAGTAATAAGTTGCACCTACATCAACATATTCAACCAGGTCCTGATCACCCCAAACACCCAAGTCTTTTCCTTTAGAATGCAGGTAAGCAACGGACGGACGCAGACCGAAATCGAACTGATATTGTGCAACAGCTTCGAAGTTCTGTGCTTTATTAGCAATGAAGTGATCAGCAAACACCGTCATATTCTGGGTTTCAGAATAGGTAGTGGCCAGGTAAATGTTGTTAGCGTCATATTTCAGACCTGCAGCCCAAACTTCTGCATTTTTACCGGAAGCAAATACTTCAGGAAGAACTTTCCCTGCATTGACTTGAGTGTCGGTACGATCAGATTTTGCATAGGTCGCACCAATGCCGAATCCTTCGTATTCATAGGTAGCAGAGAAACCGAAGCCATCACCGTTACCTTCGGTGTAGTTCTCGAAATCGTTACGGTCATTTTTGCCCTGATACTGAGCAGCAAAGTTCAGGCCATCAACCAGACCAAAGAAGTCGTTATTACGGTAAGTTGCAACACCAGTTGCACGCTGAGTCATGAATACGTCGGTTTGAGTCCAGGTATCACCACCGAATTCTGGCAGTACGTCAGTCCACGCACCGATGTCGTATGCTACACCGTAGTTACGACCATAATCGATGGAGCCGTAGTCACCGAATTTCAGACCAGCGAAGGCAAGACGGGTTTTATCTTTGGAAGAACCCTGAGATTCAGCACGGTTGCCTTTGAATTCGTATTCCCACTGACCGAAACCAGTCAGTTGATCGTTGATTTGGGTTTCGCCTTTGAAGCCCAGACGAACATAAGTAGTGTCACCATCATCTGCCTCGTTAGAGGAGAAGTAGTGCTTAGCATTAACTTTTCCGTACAGATCCAGCTTGTTACTGTCTTTATTATAAATCTCTGCTGCCTGAGCAGACATCGCCAGCAGTACTGATGCAGCTACAGCAGAAATTGCCACTGTTAATTTTTTCATCGTGAGACCTTTTTTTGAACATTTATTAAAAAATGATGCCCTGCGCGACAAATATTCATCTAATCAATGTGATTAATTCAAGATGTAAGTTTTAGATTCTTATTTAAATTGTGATCTAGATCTCTATTTTTATCTGAACTTTTTCTATTGCATGCTGTACATGACTATTCTCTGAAAGAAAATAAATTTGGTAGCTAAATTATATTAAAGGTTGTTATTAATAAGTGTTCTATAAATCATCTCTTTAATTTAAACTCATTGAAAATAACGTCGGAAATTATTTAATGATTATTTGTTTATTTTTCCTTATGTGATTGTGGTGGTGTTTTGAACACTCGATATCATTCTCACAAATATTGTTTAGAGGTTTACGTACGTAAAAAATTGGTTATGCTGTTAAGAGTGGTTACTTCGCCACACAGCTTAAACCCGCCGTCGAGCGGGTTTTTTTGTACCTGTAAACCTGGTGCAGTACGGTAAACACGCTGGTGGTCGTGAATACTGACTTTTTATCTTGCTGGCTTTTTAGACAAGAGTTATTGGTATGTCATGTTAACCATGAAGGTAAAAAACATGCTAAAACAGCTAGATATGACAGAAACGGCGAAAGTTGTTTTTAATGAATTAAACGGCAAACCGGCAACAGTCGGGGAGATTGCACAAAACACATACCTTTCACGCGAACGCTGTCAGTTAATACTGACCCAGCTGGTTATGGCGGGGCTGGCAGATTACCAGTTCGGCTGTTACAGACGCCTTCAGCAATGAAGGGCTTTTAATTTGTGAAAATGGGCGGCTGGTGGGTGTTGGTAGCACCTGCCAGCCATTCGCTCATGCTTACTGGTCACAAGCGAACCACGGCCCACTGCTTTAGCGCAAAAGCAGAGTGAGCCTACCAGAGTTACGCTTACTGATCCATGAAAAATACTGTAAAAATAAACAGTGTTGATTTAATCAACGCTGATTGCCTGCATTTTATTCAGTCCCTGCCTGATGATTCCATTGACCTGATTGTTACCGATCCGCCGTACTTCAAGGTGAAACCCAACGGCTGGGACAATCAGTGGAAAGGGGACGAAGATTACCTTAAGTGGCTGGACCACTGTCTGGCCCAGTTCTGGCGGGTGTTAAAACCTGCCGGAAGCCTTTACCTGTTCTGTGGGCATCGCCTGGCATCTGATATTGAGATCATGATGCGTGAACGTTTCAACGTGCTTAACCATATCATCTGGGCGAAGCCGTCCGGACGTTGGAATGGGTGTAATAAAGAAAGTCTGCGCGCATATTTTCCTGCCACAGAGCGCGTTCTGTTTGCTGAACATTACCAGGGGCCATATCGCGGCAAAAGTGACGGCTATGCGGCAAAAGAAAGGGAACTCAAACAGCACATAATGGCACCGCTGATATCGTATTTCAGGGATGCTCGTGCCGAACTGGGTATAACGGCAAAACAAATTGCCGAAGCCACAGGTAAGAAAAATATGGTTTCCCACTGGTTTGGTGCCAGTCAGTGGCAGTTGCCGAATGAGGCTGACTATCGGAAGTTACAGGCACTGTTTTCCCGTATAGCGGCAGAGAAGTTTCAGGAACAACAACTGGAACAACCACACCACCAGCTGGTGGCATCTTATGATTCACTGAATCGCAAATATTCTGAATTGCTGGATGAGTTTAAATCTCTCCGGCGCTATTTCTCCGTATCAGTCTCCGTGCCTTATACCGATGTCTGGACGCATAAGCCCGTTCAGTTCTACCCGGGTAAACATCCGTGCGAGAAACCGGCGGATATGCTCCGGCAAATAATCAATGCCAGTAGTCGACCTGGTGATCTGGTTGCTGATTTCTTTATGGGATCCGGTTCCACAATAAAAGCAGCAATGGCGCTGGGGCGTCGGGCGTTAGGTGTTGAACTTGAGTCAGAGCGGTTTAATCAGACGGTGAAAGAGGTAAGTGAACTGGTGGGGAAATAATTCTGGTGGCCACGTTGCGTGGCCTTTTTATTTCCAACACAGCACCCGCAAATATCGCGAGGTGAGAGATGACGAAATGCCTCATAACCCAAATACCTGGCTGGACTTGGTCCAGAGCTGGTGGCGTGGAGACACACCGCTGGGTGCAGTGATTATGTCGATCGTTATGGCTGGTTTGCGCATCGCCTATTTTGGCGGTGGTGGTGGCTGGAAGCGAAAAACGCTCGAGATTTTGCTATGTGGCGCTCTGACGCTGACCTTTGCATCCGCTCTTGAGTATGTCGGATGGCCTAAATCGCTTTCTGTTGCCATTGGTGGTGGCGTGGGGCTGATCGGTGTCGATGCTATTCGTGGGGCTGCAATGCGAGTAATCGGTAACAAATTTGGTAGCTCGAAGGAGTAATTTATGCAGGCACTAAATTCCCAGCGTAAAGCTTTCCTGGATATGGTGGCATGGTCAGAAGGAACGGATAACGGGCGACAACCGACACGTAACCACGGTTATGATGTTATTGTTGGTGGTGAACTGTTCACTGATTACTCCGATCACCCTCGCAAACTTGTCACGCTAAACCCCAAACTCAAATCAACAGCCGCCGGACGTTATCAGCTTCTTTCACGCTGGTGGGATGCTTACCGTAAGCAGCTTGCTCTGAAAGACTTCTCTCCGAAAAGCCAGGATGCTGTGGCATTGCAGCAGATTAAGGAGCGTGGCGCTTTACCGATGATTGATCGCGGTGATATTCGTCAGGCAATTGACCGTTGCAGCAATATCTGGGCTTCACTGCCGGGCGCTGGTTATGGTCAGTTCGAGCATAAGGCTGACAGCCTGATTGCAAAATTCAAAGAAGCAGGCGGAACGGTCAGAGAGATTGAGGTATGAGCAGAGTAACCGCGATTATTTCCGCTCTGGTTATCTGCATCATCGTTTGCTTGTCATGGGCTGTTAATCATTACCGCGATAACGCCATTACCTACAAAGCCCAGCGCGACAAAAATGCCAGAGAACTGAAGCTGGCGAACTCGACAATTACTGACATGCAGATGCGTCAGCGTGATGTTGCTGCGCTCGATGCAAAATACACGAAGGAGTTAGCTGATGCGAAAGCTGAAAATGATGCTCTGCGTGATGATGTTGCCGCTGGTCGTCGTCGGTTGCACATCAAAGCAGTCTGTCAGTCAGTGCGTGAAGCCACCACCGCCTCCGGCGTGGATAATGCAGCCTCCCCCCGACTGGCAGACACCGCTGAACGGGATTATTTCACCCTCAGAGAGAGGCTGATCACTATGCAAAAACAACTGGAAGGAACCCAGAAGTATATTAATGAGCAGTGCAGATAGCGCTGCCCATATCGATGGGCAACTCATGCAATTATTGTGAGCAATACACCCGCGCTTCCAGCGGAGTATAAATGCCTAAAGTAATAAAACCGAGCAATCCATTTACGAATGTTTGCTGGGTTTCTGTTTTAACCACATTTTCTGCGCCGCCACAAATTTTGGCTGCATCAACAGTTTTCTCCTGTCCAATTCCCGAAACGAAGAAATGATGGGTGATGGTTTCCTTTGGTGTTACTGCTGTCGGTTTGTTTCCAACAGTAAACGTCTGTTGAGCACATCCTGTAATAAGCATTGCCAGAGCGGCAGAAAACAACATTTTTTTCAT